ACGGAGACTATTTCAAGCGAGAGTACTTCAACGAGTACCAGTCAGCCCCACAGGGAATGCATATCTACGGAGCCAGCGACTATGCTGTTTCAGAAGGACAGGGCGACTACACCGAACACGGAGTATTTGGTCTGGACTTCAGTGGGTGTTTATACCTACTCGACTGGTGGCGGGCTCAGGCTGATTCATCAACGTGGATTGAATCCCAATGCGATCTCATTGGTAAGTGGCAGCCCCTTTGCTGGTTTGGAGAAGCAGGACCTATCAGGAAAGCCATTGAGCCTTTCCTGAAGAAGCGGATGATCGAGAGGCAGACGCTTTGCCGGCTGGAATGGTTACCGAGCATTCACGACAAGATCGTGAGGGCGAGAGCCTTTCAGGCTCAGTCAGCGATGGGGAACGTATTTGTTCCTCGAGCTCCGTGGATGACTGATCTGATGGGTCAGTTGATGAGGTTTCCAGCGGGTAAGTACGACGATGGAGTGGATGTATGCTCATTGATTGGACGGGGTTTAGAGCACGCCAAACCTCCGCAGATCAAGCCCAAAGCACCGAATATGAGTCAGAGTATCAATTCAATCCGGTCACACGACCAAGGCTGGATGGCCTAAACACAGGAGATTTGAATGCCCGTTAATCCAGGGCCCGCAGTTAACGGGCTACCGAACATCGAAGCCTTTATCTCTACTGGGCCTCAACAGAGGGTCATCTATCCCACCGGGTTTACTAACGGTGGAGCGATAGGGAACGGGACACTGAGTTTCCAATACTTCCCGTGTAACTATCCGGTTACCGCGACTCGGGTAGATCTGCTGCTCAATCAGCTGATTGCCACAGCAGGGACGACAGCCACAGCAGCTGCCCTATATACAGCGGTGGCGGGGGTTTATCAGACCTTCGTCAGCACCAATACTGCAGGGTCAACCACTGGTGTAAGCCTGCTATCCGCAGGTTCGGTGACCAATTCGTTTACCTGGGCCAGTAATAGCGCCGGGAATACCAATCTCTCGGTATCGGCCATCAGGCCTGTTTCAGTCCCAGTCAATATCAATATGCAGCCCGGTGAGTATCTGGTGGCATTTGCTCTCAGTACCACTAATTCGAGCGTAGGACTGTCTACAACGGCTCTGGCGTGGTCTTTGAGCATCCAGGCGTGTCTAACCAATCAGACAGCTGTGAACTATGCAGAGCCTCTGGTGGCGACTAATGCGAGTTCCAACCTGGTGGGTGGATGGGGAGTCTATTCAGCGGCTACGAGTGTTCTTCCTCAGACCGCTCCCGTGACAGCGATCAATCAGACAGGGGCTGCTGCTTTACAGGGTAACTATGCGTTCGTGATGCGGAACTACTGATGTTCGGGATAGGGACCATGCCAATAGTTGGCGCATTAGTGCTAGCTATGCAGCAGGAAGCAGATCGGCTAGACGCCACCCGCTATCGCTGGCTACGCCAGCAGGCTATAGGCATGGGCATGAAGGATGCTCCGACTTGGTTTACTGGAGCGGCTCTTGATAGGGCGATTGATTACGAGATGCAACGAATAGATGCCTAGTGTTCCACGCGAGCAAGACAAGCCCGCAGAAACTGACCTTGAGATCTGGGCCGAGTGTGCTGAACGGCTAAGGATAGCCATTGAGGCTGAGGGCGAGAACCGCAAAAGGGCCATAGAGGCATTGGAGTTCGGTGATGGCCAGCAGTGGCCAGATGACCTCTATAACCAGCGGAAGATCGATAGACGACCTAGCCTCACGATCAACCATACGAATACCTTTGTCCGGCGTGTCTGCAACAACATGCGCCAGCAGAGACCGAGGATAAAGGTCCATCCGGTAGGAGATGGGGCGAATGTCGATAAGGCGCAGGTACTATCAGGTCTCATCAGGCACATCGAGAACCGATCCAGTGCAGACGTTGCATACGATACAGCAGGGGAGGCAGCAGTCCGGATGGGCTGGGGCTATTCCCGGGTCTACAGCCAGTATCTCGATGAAGGCTCCTTTGAGCAGGAACTATGCATCTCGGCCATTCGTAACCCGTTTACGGTCTATATGGATCCGAGTGCGAGATTACCTGCGGGGGAGGATGCCGACTGGGTCATAGTCACTGAGATGATGAGCCGCCAGGAATACAAGCGGCAGTATCCCAAGGCAGACAATCTTGAGTTCTCAGGGAAAAGCGGTCAAGGGGATGACCAGAACCAGTGGGAGACGAAAACTGAGATCCGGTTAGCCGAGTATTACCGGGTCAGAAAGACCAATGAGACGCTCTGGCGAATGTCCAATGGAATGGCGATATTCGAGAGCGATCTGCCCAAATTAGAGGCTGAGCTGAAGGCTGCTAAGGTCACCAAGACCCCATTTAGCCGTCCGAGCTTCAGGCAGCGGGTCGAGTGGTTCAAGCTGAACGGTCAATCCATCGTAGACCGACGGACGATGGAGAAGAATCCACTCCCTGATAAGTGGATTCCCATCGTTCGGTGTGAGGGGAATGTTCTGGACCTCAACGGTAAGGTCCGGCGTAAGGGCATGATTGCCGATCTCATGGACCCGGCCCGGATGTACAACTACTGGCGGACGATGGAGACAGAGCTATTAGCTCTAGCTCCAAAGGCTCCTTGGTTAGTGGCTGCAGGACAGTTAGACGGTCATCCTGAATGGAAGGATGCCAACCAGAAGCCGTATAGCGCTTTGGTTTGGGAACCGGCTTTCCTCGAGCAACCGGACGGGTCTAAGACACTCATTCCACCGCCCACAAGGACCCCTCCTGTTGCCGTACCAGCGGGTGCTGTACAGGCCGCCCAAGGAGCCCAACAGGACCTAATGGCGGTAGCAGGGATGCCGCACGAACCTGCGAATGACGTGCCTGGGACCGTCGTAAGCGGTATAGCGCTCCAACGGAGACAAGCCCTAAGCGATATCGGTCATTTCCAGTACTACGACAACCAGACCCGATTCATTAAGCAGATCGGATCGATTCTGGTGAGTCTGATCCCTCATTACTACTCTGAGAAGAGAATGCAGCGGATCATCGGGGAGGATGGGGTTCCGTCAATGACGGAGATCAATACCCCAACTGGTAAACCGAATCCTGAGAATCCCGCAATAGATGAGATCAAGAACGATCTCACCGTTGGTAGATATGACGTGGTGATGGATACAGGACCCGGATATGAGACCAAGCGTCAGGAGGGTGCGGAGGCGATGATTGACCTCCTGAAGACGCCTCTCGCCGAGCCGATAGCTAAGGTCGGGGCTGATTTGGTGGTCCGGAATATGGATTTCGCCGGGGCCTCAGACCTCGCTGACCGATTGATGCCTTTGAACCCACAGGGTATGCAGAAGGCCATGGAAGGATTGCCGAGCCAGGCTAAAGGGGTCGTATCTGCCATCTACCAGCAGTTGACGCAGACCCAGCAGGCTCTTCAACAGGCTCAATTGGAGCTCAAATATAAGACGAGTACGGAGTTGGGTTGGATGCACGTCGAGCGTGAGAAGACGCAGGCGAAGATTCACGATACCGAGGTCAAGGCCAGAACCGCTATGCACGACACGGTATTGAAGACCCAGACGCAGAAAGCGGATACCGAGATCAAGGCCGGGGCGGATTTGCTCAAGGAGCACGTCAAGGCAGGACACGCAGCTAACCAAGCTGAGCGAGATGCAGAACACGCAGCCGAACAGGCTGAGAAAGCGCCTAAAGGTGAGAAGTAATGGCTAAGGTAGTGACTTCAGCGGGTTTCAGGGAGTTTGTTGCCTCAGGTAAGACTGAGGAGATGCCGAAAGTTGAGGCTAAGGCCGAAGAGAAGCCGAAGCCTGATGTAATTCCTGAAAAACCTGTCCAAGAGGTCAACGGCAAGCCAGAAGCCAACGATTACATCGATGACGATAAGGAAACGCAGGCTGAGATTGAGAAGTCAGAGCGTTTCACGAAGACGATCAATAAGAAGCATCGGGCCATGAAAGAGGCCCAAGAGGCGGCCTCCGAGGCCGAGGAGTTTGCAAGAAACCAGTGGAATGAGGCACGGCTTGCTAAGGAGCGTGCAACAGCGCTGGAGGAACGGTTGAAGGAGTTGCAGGCTCAAGCACCTAAGAAAGAGCCTGAGGTGAAGAAGCCCGTCCACGATGAGGTGGGCCCCGACGGGAAGAAGCGATTCTATGACGATCAGGGGCAGTTCAAGGCGTTTGAATACGCAGAGGCATTAGCCACATTTGCCGCCAATGAAGCGGTAGTTAAAGACCGGCAACGACAGATCGAGGAGACGCAGAAAGCAGCCCAAGCCCAAGCCGAGGAATTGGCTAAGGCGAAGGTTGCAGAAGCACGCAAGGTTCATTCCGATTACGACGAGGTGATTCAGGCTTCTGATGTGAAAACACATCAACAGGTACTGAATTACATGACCGGATCTGAGTGGATTGCAGAGATTGCGTACTACCTGGCGAAGAACCCCGAGTATGTCGAGCGTATCAACAAACTGAACCCGCTCAAGGCCATTGCCGAGATCGGGAAACTTGAACTCACCTTCGAGAAGCCAAAGGCAGAAATCCCTACGGAAGTAGTCCCTGCCATAGCTGCGAAGGTCGCGCCCGCTCCCATCGTTCCGCTACAGACCAACTCCTCAGGGATCGTACAGACAGATCCCGCGAAGATGGACTTCAAACAGCTTCGCAAATACGAGGCTGAGAGAGCTGCTGCGAAGCGTAGAGGACGGGTCTAACAGGAGACCCACTTGACCCAGCAACTCTTGACGATGAGCTATATCACCAATGAAGCTCTCGTCGTCCTTGAAAACGAATTGGTGATTGCAAACCGTGTCGAGCGCCAGTACTCGAACGAATTTGCCCAGACCGGAGCGAAGGTCGGTAATACGGTAAACATCCGCCGTCCGCCCCGTTATATTGGCACTTACGGTCCTCCGCTCAATGTCGAGGACACTTACGAGACGTACGTTCCGGTGGTACTGAACTATCAGTTCCATGTGGACGTACAGTTCACGACCCAGGATCTCGCTTTGAGCATGGACATGTTCAAGAAGCGCATCCTCCGTCCGCAGATCGCGACCGTGGCGAATCGAATCGATGCGGATTCGGCCCAGTACTTCACCTACAACACGGCGACTTCTTTAGGATCTCCCGGAATTCAGCCGGCGTCCTACAAGATCTTCTCAGATGCCCGTGCAGCTTTGGCCTTTGAGGCATGCCCGACTGAAGGAGAGAAGAACTGTGTCCTGGATCCGGGTTCCATGTCCTCGGCCACGGATGCCATCAAGGGGCTCTTTAACCCCCAGGCACAGGTGGGTGAGTATGTAGAGAAGGGCATGATCGCCCGTAACTTTGCGGGTCTTGATTGGTGGGAGGATCAGAACATTCTGTCTTTCACCACGGGAGCCGCAACGGGAACGGCTGCGAGCTTTACCCTCTATTCCACGGCTGGTACCGGGGCTCTACTCACTACGGGCTGGGCGGCTTCAGGCACGTTGGGCCTTCAGGGCTTCACGGCCTCGAGTGCTGCCGTCCGTGTAGGAGACGTGATCCAGATTGCCGGTGTCTATCCGGTCAATCCTCAGAACCGACTCCAGTATGGTCGGACGCTGAAGCAGTTCGTCGTTCTTCCGGCGGGTGGATTTGCCACACCGCCTAACGGATCGGCGACCACAGGCATTTACTTCGCGCCTGCGGTACTGACAAACGGGACGTTCAATAACCTGACCGGTATCTACACCTCTGACTCAAGCGGATATGTCTCCGTATTGATCGGGGAGTGCGTGATCTCCGGTGGGCAGTTCCAGAACGTCACGGCGGCACCGACTTCCACAGCGGCCATCACGATCAACGGTGGGTCGGCTTATGCATCCACTGTCACCCCTCAGGGGTTGGTGTTCCATAAGTACGCCTTTGCACTGGCGTTTGCGGATCTGCCACTTCCGAATGGGGTGGAGTACGCCGCTCGGGCGTATGACGACGAGGACGTGGGGATGAGTATCCGCTGTGTCACTCAGTACACGATCAACAATGACTCCGAGCCCACGAGAGCAGATGTGCTCTATGGTCCGGCTTCGCTGTATCGGCAGTTGGGTGTTCGCATCAATGGCTAACGTCAACCCGGGGCCTGCACAGACCAGTAACCCCAACAGCATGATCGGGCTGATGCCGG